AGAAAAATTGGAATTGACTAATAAATTGGGTGCTGAAAAGGATGAATTAGTAAAGAAATACCAGTTGGAAGCACGCAAAAACGAATTAAACGAGCTTTCCAAGACATATCATTTTGATCCATTGGATGAAATTGGTATTGTTTCCAAGATGGATGATGCTCAATGGACTATGCACAAAAAGATAATTGTAACTAAATATCAAAGAAGTCCAGTGAATCGAACCGTATCTGTTGTAACCGATCCAGAGGAAAGGAACATTAAGACACCCGACAAGGTACAGAAAGCAATTAAATTAGCGATTGAGAAGGAAATTGACTTCAAAACTGCTTTAGACCAAGTATGAAACTGACATAATTATAGTTTCTCCTGTAATTAGAAAAAAGCACATAACTGCGTAGGTTATGTGTTTTTTTTATATCCAAATACAAACATTCGGTTCGTATTTGGATTAATTTTCTTAAAAATTTCGACAATACCGTAAATGTGATTATAAGTCCTTATTGGATTAACAAATCAAAGAGGTAAATTTATGAGCACAGTTTTAGATGGACCGAGCTTGAGTGCTGTTATTGCAAGCGGTCCCATTTACCCATCTCGGTTTGTCAAATACGCAATAAATTCCTTTCAAGTAGCTCAATGCGGTTCGGGTGATCAACCTATTGGCATTGCTCAAGAAGGTGCGTGGTTGCCGCCCGATGATGAAAACAGCAGTGATTCCTCGGCAGGTCAAACTGGTGGAGTTTTAGCCATTTACGGTGTTGGTCGTAATTGCTTATTAACCCTCGGTTCAGCCGTTTCTGTTGGAGCCGCATTAGCTCCGGACAGTCAAGGTCGTGGAGTTCCGGCATCAACCAATCCTGTTGGAGCAATAGCTAAACAATCCGGTGTTAGCGGTGACTTGATCCAAGTAGTAGTGGAGGTTAGCTAATTATGAGTCAAAACTTTACATTTTCTGCTGCAAACAACGTTTATATCCCAACCTTCTCTGCGGAAGCATCTGGTGCTTTAATCGTGAGTTATGCAAGAGACCCAAAGAGATTTGCGGTCAATCGTTATACACAAGTAACGAAAGTTGAAAAACAAACAGGCAAATATATCCGTTTGAATCCATATGATCAATCTCGTATGTTGACTACGGATGGTTCTGATGCCGTATGGGCTGATGGAGCAGATCGTCCCATCAATAGCGATGTTCAGTTTGAATATCCATTGTACCAAACTTATCGACGCAGTTTAGGTTTTCATGTGGGTGATTTGGCTGCAACTCAAGCTGCTTGGGACATCGTAGCTGCAAAAGCTCAAGTGGTCGCATCTCGTATGATGACTATCCAAACTTCAGTGGCTATTCAAGCTGCATTGGCAAGTAATGTATTGCCAACCGCTACTGCTACCGCTCTTTCAGGCGGCAAATGGGATGCTGGCTATAACGCTGACGGTGCTGCAAATACCACTAATTATTTCCGTCTGGGCGTACAAGATGTCTTGGCTGCAATTACATTGGCTACTAATGCCGTGGTTGATGCTCAAGACTTGTGCGTAGTTATGAATCCAAATACCGCCAAAGCTCTTGCCGCTTCTAACGAAGTAACGGATACTGTGAAACAGTCTCCATTTGCTGTTGAATCTTTGAAAAATGATAAGAATTTCAGCTTGTGGGGTCTTCCTTCCAGTTTATTCGGTGTTGGTGAAGTTATTGTTGAAACTACAGTTTATACTTCAACGAATCCTGGCAGCAATAGCCAAACTCAGACATTTGTAATGCCTGATGGCGACATTTTATTCCTGGCTCGTCCAGGTGCTATTGAAGGTTCTATGGGTAGCTATTCTACTCTACACGGTTATTTCGTAGAGGAAATGACTGTTGAGACTTGGAATGACCCAATTAACCGTAGGGAAATTGGTAGCGTAACCAGCGACTTTACTTATGTCGTAGCCGCTCCTGCTAGTGGTTATTTAGTTACTGCTGCAATTTAAGAAATACGAACATATGTTCGGATTTGGAAATAAAAAAAGCCGTTGCGTTGCTTCGTATGGCAAGCAACGGCTTTTTTGTTAGAGAAATAGAATTATGTTAGTAACTGTACAAAATTTAATGGATAGATTTGACGTTAGGGAATTGGGACAATTGGCTTCTGATACTAATACACCATTAAATCCAGCACAATTACTTAATGCCAGTCCAATAATTGCAGCTTTGGAAGATGCAAGTGCAGCGGTTTTAAGTGCATTATATGTTGCTTATAAATATACACCTTCTGATATTCAACAAATATTAGGAGAAACAGATAGTCCTACTGATGATTCTCTTTATTTATTGGTGAGAATTGTATGTGATTTAGCTATTGTTTATTTAGCTCAGCGTCGAGGCAGGGATTATAAAGAAAAATTCCCTTTAGTAGCAGAAAGTTTGGAAATGTTACAGAAGTTGCGAGAGGGAGAACGAGTGTTAAATTTGCTTGACAAGGAACAAGCAGGATTAACACATCAAGCATGGGTTACTGTAGCGGATCAGGTCGAATCTGGTTTAACTACAACGGCATGGAGATATTTTCCATTGCCTGAGAGAATTTATTAATTTAAGAGGTAAAATATGTCTACTGTTCAAGAATTTCATGTAAATGGAAGAGCAGATTTGTATGTCGGTCTTGGTTCTGATGACCCTATTTATTTGGGTTATTCTCAAGATGGTGTCACCGTGGAACTCCATTACGAAACCGATGATATTCACACAGATGCTCGTGGAAGCAAAATACCTGAAGATGTATTAGATTTAGGTCAATGGGCAACTGTTCGCTGTAATTTAATTAAATATGACTATCCAACTTTGCAAGCTTTACAAGGTCGTTTAGGCAATCCAACCATTCCTAATAATGACCCTAATACTAATGAAGATGATTTATCTGAAATAGGTACATTAATGGGTCAATGTGGGGATTTATATCCATTATGGATTCGCAGAGCTTATACGGGTTGTGAAGCGAACATAGAAGGTGGGTGGAAGTTTTACACAGCTTATTTAGCTGATGTTGATTCATTTAAGATTGGGACAAGAACTACTATTCATGATATTACTTTCCGTGCTTTGCCTAATGCATCCGGTCTGTTATATACGGTAATTGGGACAGCTTCGCCAAGTTAAGCGTCTTTCTTCTTCAACGTGGGGTTGAATTTGAAGCCAGTGTAAGGGTATGGTAACTTTACACTGGCTTTTTTACTAAATATATCCAAGACCGATTTGAACTATTTTATAGGTAGATTACTCTAAATGTACTTATAAGAAGGAGAAAGATAATGTTTCAACCAGAAGAAATAGCAATATACACATATTTTGATGGTGTAGAAGTTAGGTGGGTGGACCCTATTGAAGTTCAAATTAACTTGGAAAGTCACGATCCTGATTTTGCAAAGAACTTCAAGATATTGTTTGATTTAGTTCAGGAATCACATGATGCTGATGCTGCTAAAGAAATAGTCAGACTCGGTAGAATTATGTTTAAATTACCCGAGCCGAGATGGGATGCTGAGCAGCAAAAGGTCGTGGGATTAACTACTTTGGGTGTCATGCGAGTTATTCTGGATTATATTAATTGGAGTTTGGAATTAAAAAAAAATATAGAAGATACGCCGACTTCTGTGCCATCTACGGACTCTGGACAAAACCAACCTACGAATGTTTCTGCGGACTCTGGTTTAACATCAATAGAGAAATAACTAGAGCGGAAATTCCCGTATTTTCCGCTATAGGTATGGCGTTAAGTGGAAGTAAACCCGATAATTTGGAATTAGCAGCTTCAATTTCACCAGAATCGATAGTAAATAAAAAATATGCTGGTGATATTGAAGAACTAAATAGGAGAGCAAAATGAGCGTATTTGATGAAATGCGTGACATTCTTAATGAAATTAACACCAAATTAGGTGCTAATGCTGGTGATGCTGCTAAAGTTCTAAACCTTCCGCCTAAAGAACCTAAAAAAGAAGAAGATTTTCTGAAAAATAGAAGTGAATTCGCTTCGTCTATTCGTGATACTTTTAATAATATTCCTGTTCTCAACAAATTATTAAATACTTTAAGCGGTTTAAATCCTATTTTGAGGGAATTGGTTTCTGGTGGAGCTTTACTGGCTGCTAGTTCTTTGTTAAAAAAAAGTATAACAATTCATGAACAAGCTTTAAATACAGCTATAAAAAAATCTATACCAGATAAAACTATTCTTGATCAAAACATTCCTTATGAACAAGCAAAATTAATCTATAATGTATCGCAAAGAATTGAGGATAAATTAAAATTAACGCAAATGACTGCTAAACCAAATAAATTTGGTCTAGATGATTGGCAACTTGTTGGTAACAATTTGAAGGTATTAACTGGTAATATCAGAGACAAACTTGGAGAAACATTATTGCGTTTAGATAGAATGTTTAATATTCCAGCTATGTCTCGTTATGAGGGATTAAGAACATTATTATTAGGAAAACCAAGCAATGCAGCTAGACAAACCGTAACTGGTGAAATTACCGGTGGATATACAGGAATGTTGGAAGGAACTAATTTAACCGGTTTGAGTATGCTTCGTCTGTTAGCAGTTCCAGGTATTCTCATTGCTACCGGTGCAGCATTAACCGTTTTTGCTAAACATTTGGTTGATGCTGACAGATCTATTTCCATGTTTAATCCTGGTACGGCAACAGCTTGGACATTAAGTGATATTAATGACATGCTTCGTAATATGACTTCTGCATTTAGACGTGGACCTGCTGAACAAGATTTTATCGCAGAATGGACAAGATTAAAAGAT